TGCCTGAGATAAAGCTAAAGGGTAGCAAACAACCATGGACCAAGAGCTCCAAAAAACAGCGGTCATTCAAGCAGGATGGTACGCCAAACTTTGAGCAGTTCATTCCGTTCTACGGAAGCACCACACAAGGAGACTCTCGATACAGTTCTACCAGGTGGAAACGTGTGCGTGAGGTTGTCCTGGGTGATGCCCCAACATGCCCTATCTGCATGAACCTTGGAGTGGTCAACTCAGCTGCCCACGTGGACCACGTGAGGCTGCATGATACTGAGGGAATATCGTTCTACGACACACGCAATCTGTGGGGTCTTTGTGCATCGTGCCACGCAGTCAAGTCAGCACTCGAATCACACCGCGTCTCGTGTCCTTATTCATACAACTTCAGCGAAGCAAAAGAGTGGTGGATGAAGGCCGTGAGTGATGCAAAGCAACGCAACAAATGAAGCTGACAAGCAGCCAGCTTGAAGCGCTCCGAGCGATAGCCGTTCAGAGCCCGTCGCTGGTTGCATATTGCGACATCAACGGAGTTGATATTGATGAAGCAATTGTTGCGATTTCAAAGCGACTGATTGGTGACGAAACGAGTGGTGAACACATTGAAACCATCGTGCAAATATGGATTGAAGATGAGTGGGGAATGTGATTGTATCACACCTCACACAACCAAGAAACACATGAACAAATGGCTCAACAAATAGGGCTTAACTTACTGAAACACAACACTATAGGGGATATGGGTGCTTGAAAATTAGGGGTCGCGGGGGATGAACGGTGTAGTCGGGGGGACCTGTCTGCAGGTCTACTTTCTGAGCCCCAGTACCTTGGAAACCAGTCAGTTACGCTTTTCAGCGCACCTCTTAAATGAACGAAAAACACACATGAAATGAGCAAAAAGCAAGCAAAAAAAGACCCGGTTTTGGCACTGAATTCGTTCCTAAAAGGCAAGGAAAACGCTGAAATTGAGGTAGTTAACACGAAAACAATCAAGAAAGCCAGGACGGTCACAGGAGTGCGTCCGGCAACCAAACTTTCACGCGATGAAAAGGCTTATTTCACTGCAGTTGCGGAGTTCTTGAATGAAGCTGGATTGCTTGAGGTTGTTGACACGCTTTTGTTGACTTTGCTTGCCAAAAATTATGCGGTCTGGAAAATGATGCAGGACCAGCTCAACAATGTGAGCGACTACTTTGTGACCCACTCAAATGGAACCACTTCACCGAGCCATTTTTACAACGTGGCAACGGCCGCAGAAAACCAAATCATGAAGCTTAGCACAAAGCTGGGTTTGTCGCCGCAGGACAGGAGCAAAATGCTTGGAGCTTTAGCCTCCGCGGAAGTAGCAAAAACCAAGACCTCAAGCAAGGACGATTTGAATGACCTTTTGAATGAGTAAACCATCCACAAAGAAATGGGCTGAATACGCCCGCGACGTTGCGACCGGAAAAGCCGAGGCAGGTCAATATGTTCGAAAACTGGTTGAGCGCTTTATTGAGCTCCTAAACGACCCAGGTGAATGGGAATTCAAAGCTGCGACCGGTGAGAAGTACATTCAATTCATTCAGGACTACCTCGTGCACACTCGAGGGCAGTGGGCTGGAAAGCCGTTCATCTTAAGTCCATGGCAGCAGTTTTTTATCGTCAACATTTTCGGCTGGTTCCACAAGACCAAGGGCTACAGAAAACACCGCACGGCATTGTTGTTTGTTGCTCGCAAATCTGGCAAGACACAGCTTGCTGCAGCAATTGCAATTGCGATGATGATTCTTGACAAGGAGGCAGCCGGTGAATACGTCTTTTCGGCAACAAAAAAAGACCAGGCAAAAATCGCGTTTGATGAGGTTTCAAGAATGCTGAATCGTGCACCTCGAGAAGTCAAGAGAAGGTTCCGAGTAAACAGGCACGATGTGGTGGCCCCACACGACGGCACATGCAAGGCACTTTCGAGTGATGCAAATACACTTGACGGCTTGAGTCTGCAGCTTGGTGTTTTAGACGAATACCATGCACAAAAGACGTCTGACCTGTGGAACGTTTTGAAGTCCTCAATGGGTTCCAGAAAGAACCCCTTGATGCTTGCGATTTCAACAGCTGGCTTCATCAAAGATGGACCATGCGCTGAGGCTATGAAAACCGCAAAGGAAGTGCTTGATGGAATCAAGGTCGATGAGCGGACTTTTGCAATGATTTTCCAAATCGATGAGGACGACGATTGGAAGGATGAAAATTGCTGGGTCAAAGCAAATCCTGGAATTGGTGATTCAATCACGCTTGAATATCTCCGCTCACAGGCTCGTCAAGCCATGAACATTGGAGGGCGTGCAATTGTTGAGTTTCAGACCAAGCATTGCAACCTCTTCACGGGCTCCATTGATGTTTGGATTCCGCCTGAATTATTTGACGCTCAAAGAGAAGAATGGATTCCCCCGGCGGGTCATCCGGTTTTTGCCGGCCTTGACCTTGCGAGCGTGTCAGACATTTCTTCACTGGCGTTGATTTTCCCAAGAGATGATGGCTCGCTTTTTTTGCAGACTTTTCACTGGCTACCGCAACGCGCAATTGATAGGAAACTTGACCGCGATGAATCCTCAATCTACGGCAAGATGGAGGAGGAGTTTGAAAACGTTTTTGTGACCCCGGGAAATGTGACCGACTACAGTGCAATCCGTCGCTTCATTTCAGGAATGTTTTTGGATGATTCTGGGACCTTCAAAAACGACAACAGTGGCATTGCAAGCAAATATGATTTGAAGGCAATGGCTTATGACCGTTTCAACTCTTCACAGTTAATCATTGACCTCGTGAATGACGGAGTAGAATGCGACCCGTTTGGACAGGGTTTTGTTTCAATGAGTGCGCCAAGCAAAGAGCTTGAGCGGTTGCTACTGGACGCTGATTTGTGGCACGATGAAAACGACGTTTTCAAATGGATGTTGAGTAACGTTGCTTTGCAGTTTGACCCAGCAGGAAACATCAAGCCTTCGAAGGATAAAAGCGGCGACAAGATTGATGGTGTTGTGGCTTCTGTTATGGCCGTGGGAATGAAGATGATTGAGGAGGCAAACAGGGACAAAGACAACTATGAAATCCCAGATGAATGGAGACCTCGTTTCATTTGATTGGTACCGCCCGAAAGTTCAAAGAAAGTTCCTTTTGATATTCGACCATGGACAAGAAAATTGAAAACGGCGTGAAGAGGCTTTTGAGCCTGGGAAAAGAAGTTGAAAGAGCCGCTGACGAATCGCACTACGTCCACACACCCACACAGACAAAATTGCAACGCTGCACGCAATGGATTTCAGGTGGCATTCCCCTGGTCATTCCGGACGTGTGGAAAGGCTGCCTTCCTATAGGCTCAACAGTTGACCAGTGCGTGCGTGATTTCTTTGTTGAAGGCGTAGAAAACATGAGCGCCTTCATGTATTGCAACCACATGCAGTTCAGGGCCTACGAACAGCTCATTGATGACCTCAAAAAATTCAAAGAAGAATATGGTGACGGGTGGCATGTTTTTGCTGACCGTGTTTTTCTTTTTTCTTTGAGTCTTGGTGTTGCCGGCGAGGTTGATTTGTTGCTTGTAAACAAGGAGACTGGAGAGCTTTGGATTGTCGACATGAAAACCAGTCGCGGCGGAACAAAATCTTTCACCAAGAGATACAAGAAAAACGAGCCGACCAAACTTGAAAAGTATGGTCTACAGTTGAACACATATCGCTTCATGGCGGAGGAGATGAGCGGGCTACAGGTTCACAGGCTTTCCATTCTACCCATCAAGGTGTTTTATCCGCCCAACGGTTCACAGACTGATGAATCGTATTTTGAGCCAATTTTTGATGTTGAAATTTCTGACCCCATTGAAGCCCGGAAGTCAGTTCTAAACTTGAACGATGACCAGTGAAATTTTGAAAAAATCGATTGAGAAAAAAATCGAGAAAAGTTTTACTGTTCGAAGCTGCGCTTTTCCTTTTAAGATTGGCACAATTCGATGCCATTCGGCAAGAGCTCAAACAACACGTGCGGAGCTCATGAAATTGGTTGACGCGTTCTGTGCAGAAATTACGGCAGCCGTCAACGTTTTAGAGCACCCGAAACACATGCAACGCAACTACGTAAAGAGTTGCACCCACGCCTTCAATGCGGGCTGGTCGGCTGATTCTGATATTGAAATTTTTTTCATACGAAATGACAAAATTCAAATCGCACTGAGCAGGCAAACAATGCGGCCGCGTAGCTTTCTCATGGTCTTCCTTCGGGACAACAATTTGAATTCAATTTTCATCGACATAAATGACACCCTAGCGACCGACAGAATCTGGTCACTCGCAAATCAATTTCCCAAAAAATGACAACAAAAAAAGCACCGTATCACAAGCGAGTCAGAACAGGCTCGGGCTTCTTTACACTTGAGCAATGCCGTGAGCTAGTTGCATGGTCTCTCGAGCACTTTGTAACTGAGTACGACCAGCGCGAAATCGCACTTCAAACGAGGTCAATATGTGGCCGCCAGCTAGGTTTGAAAATTCACACGTCAAACGTGATGAATCTTGTGAGATACTGGCTTGTGAAAAACACAGACACGCCGACCGTGATTGTGGCCGAAGCGAGTGCGGTTCACCACTCAACTGTGACCAGGAACGTGCAGCGATTTGAGCACTACATTTCAGACGATTCTGCGCTTCAAAAAATGCTTTCAGAAATTGACGAAATGGCAATCAAGTTTGATTGCAAATACTTCACCAAAGACTGAGCACCGCCCCAAAGATTTTCATTCATTCAAATTGATATTTGACCATGCCAATTCCAAAAATCCTCCGCGTCCAAGTAAACGTTGACGCAATCGACAAAAAACATTTGTACAAAGGCAAGAAAGGTACCTACCTCAACCTTGCCCTGGTTAACACACCCGACTCGCAATATGGTCAGGACTATATGGTGACTCAAGACATTTCAAAAGAAGCGCGTGACGCAGGCGAACGTGGTCCGATTCTGGGCAACGCTTCGGCGCTCTTCTTGGAAGATGGTAGACCAGCTGCAAAGCAGGATGGTCAGGCTAGCAAGTCGGCTCCCGTCGAGGACGCAAAATCAGGTATTGATTTGCCGTTCTGAGCCTTCTGTGTGTTTGAACCTGAAGGGGCATTTGACGGTGCCCCTTCTTTTTGACCTAACCTGCGAAATGAACATTCATGAAAAACCCTTTGCATTCCCTGTTAATTAAGCCCGAAGAACTACGAGATGAAGCAACAAAAATCCGCCGTACAGGAACGCGGCGTGGAGAGTATTCTGGTTTTGAATCTCTTGACCAAATTTTCACCGCAAAAAAGGGCTACCCTTTATTCATTGCGGGAGCGCCACACAGTGGCAAATCGCAAGTCGTCAAACAGCTTGCAATCAACTGGGCAACGGAGCTCAATTGGAAAGGCATTTTGTATATGGGTGAGGAAGGGTCTGCTGTAGACCTTTTGCTTGACCTCATCGAAGTGAAAACAGGCAAGTCCGCAAGACTCAACGACGCCGACGTGGACCAGTCGAAAGAGGCAATCTCGAGCGACCTGTTTGAGCAAACAATTTACTGGCTCAATGAGCACTTCACAATCATTGACCCAGAGAGAGCCGTGGACATGCCGGTGTGGACTTATGATACATTCAACGAGTTGCTGAAGGAGGCGGGCGAATTT